GTTACCCCTAATAGTGGCTGACCTTCCTTGCACTTGCTGCTTAAAAATTTATTTTCTCATCACGCTTAATCACGCACGATAACACACTAAACTATTAAATTATTATATGTACACCCAGTCGCCTGGGATTTTATTACGTAAAAAGGAGCTCGCGCATTCACAGTCTCCCTTTTATAATGAAGTTGCTAAAGTTTACGTAATCTTGGCGATTACAACGAACCCGACCAGGGAATCGAAACCTGGACCTCTTCTGAGCCTAGCGCTGCTCTACGTTGACAATTGAAGTCACTCACACTCAGATTGTCAGATGATTGTGTTACCCATTGCACCACTGGTTCACAGCTGTTTGTCAGCCCAAGGCTCCAAATCGGGTACTGCCCCCGACATGGCATGGATTACTCCAATGACACCTACGTGAAAAATAGGCTGCTTTCTGTTTGCATATTGGAACACGCCTCAAAGAGGATCACCAACCATTGTCACGCTCCGTCGGTCGTTGCGCGGTACGATTCACACCTACTCGCTTTTCGGTGCCCTTGTGATTTCGGGTCTCAGGTTTTCGCTATCCCAACTGTAACTAATAACATCACATTTTATGTATCCCGGCATAGCCGGGTATGAATCATTATTTTGAATTCTTAATACGTCGGTCTTCGATCTTTAGTTCAATCTTGTTGAGCTGATCACGATCGTTTAGAATTTCAGCTTTATTCTTCTTAACCAACTGACTAAATGTTAAAACTTTTTTCACCATAATTATTCTTCTCTCTTAGTTTGTTTTTATATATTATATCGCAAAGAACAGTAATTTGTAAGCGTTGCCAAACAATATGTACACCCGGTTACCCGGGCGGTGAATTATTATGTTATTTTGCTGGATCAAAATCCTGTTTCTGCGCTGTAGCCGCTACTGCCACGGGCTGTGCCGCTGCGGGCTTGGGCTGCATCGCGGTTTTTACTTCCTGTGTGCCACTTTCCAAAACATTAATAGCATTTGCCACCTCTGCCTCTGTAACATTTAAACCTTTCTTCTGTAAAATGGTAGCAACAGCCTGAGCAGTCGCATCTTTCGCCTCATCACTTTCCAATAACTTCTCAGCATCCGTCTTTACTTTTTCGATGACTGTTTCCAATACAGGAGACTTTTTTTCGACGGCCAGAACGTATTTTTCTAGTTTTTTCAGCGTGGCAGAATGGTAGATATAATAGCCAACCAACGATACCACGCCAACACCAACTAACTGCAGTAAGTCCAAAAGTACATCTTCAATAATTTTTTCCATGTTATTTTACCGCCTTTACATATTTTTTATTTGCTGTCATCCAGTACCCTGACTTCGTTTTCAAACGCGGCAACTTTTTAACCGGACTTTGACCAGTAGCCTTAATCGTAAAAATCGTATTCTTCTTAAATTTGGCTGTGCGATACTTGCCGGAAAAATTGGTCGAGCGATATAAATAAACCGTCCTGGTCGTCTTGACCTTTTTCACAGTGCTGAGATAATCTGCTGAATTGTAGAGTTTGGCTGGCTTAACTCCTGTTTTTAGTTTGGCAACAAGTGCTAGATTCTGCGCAGCCGTGCCGGTGTAATTGCTGATGCCATAGTTTGCCGCTAACTTTTTACGGGCTGAAAAACTAGATGACATTTTCTTAGCCTTCAAATAATCCACGAAACTGATAGACTTAATCTTGCCGACAGAGCTGCTGGCCGATTTGGTATATTTGCCGGCAAAATCCTGCGAAACGTCGAACGATTGCCCATTAATCACTTCATTATTTGTCCACTGCCACGCTCCTTTTTTGCCATTAAGCCACGCCGGTTGCTGATGGCTGGCACTGTATCGAGCAAGCCAAGGATCTTTGATATCCAGCTTTGATGCGTCCAGACTTGGGTATTTCCCGTTATAAAAAGCCGAACCGGTATAAAGATTTACTTTGTAGCCCTTTGCTTTCATCTGTGCAAGAAACGTATTGGTGTAGCTGGTTAGCTTACTTTTACTTGCGGTTGCCAGCTCCACATCAACTACGACCATGCCATAACTGGACTTAAAGCCGACATTTTTGAGACAAGTCGTAAACCATGCCGCTTCTGCCTTTGCGTCCGCTGTAGAGGTCAGCCGGGCAAAGTGGTAAGCGTGGACTTTTAACCCCGCAGCACGAGCGTTTGCGATGTTGACGCTCGCGGTTGGATCTAGATAACTTGTACTGTCCGAGACTTTGACAACAGCCGCTTTATAGCCACCTCGCTTAATCGTTTGATAAAAGCTTAGCGGCAGCCCCTGACTATTATTCCAGTGACTCACGTCTACAAAATCTTTTTTCGGTGCGGCTTGTGCCGGTGCAATAAAAGAGAGCACCAACAAAATGGTTAGCGCTCCTGCAATAAGTCCATTCAAAAAACGTTTCAACCAAAATCGCTTCCTTTTATTATATTTTCCCATGTACCTTTCGCCCCCTTTCCTTTTATGTATAAAAAGAGCGCCATACAGGCGCTTATTTAAGAAAATGGGACAATAAAAAGCTGATAATCGTTGCAATGCTTCCAGCCGTTACAGCCAGCTGAAAGATCGCTTTCCATGTCCATTTATGGACTTCTTGTTTTTTTTGCTGAATTCCACCGAGTAAATCGGTAATGTGCATGTTCTGCTTCATCAGAAACTCATTGGCCTTATCGTTGCTGATGTTTCCTCTCTTGACCTCTTCCGACAGGTTATCCATTCGGTGCCTGATATCGTCCTGTCCGTCCTCAAGTCGCTGAATACGCTGTTCGTGGTCTTGTAATTGCTCTTTCTCATCCATGTCATCACCGCCTTACTTAGTGCTGGCTTTCGGTTTGTTCTCTTTACCTTTCAGCTTGGTTTCTAATTCGTCAATCTGTTTATTTGCCCCGTTTACGATTGCACTTAACCGAGCGTTTTCCGCCTCACTGGCCGCGAGTTTATTCGCGAGTATCTGCACTTGCACATTTACGTCGTAATTGATCTTTGCCATTCTCAATCTCTCCCTTTAATCTAATCAGCTAAACTCTGAAACTAGTTTATTTAATACGATATTCTGAATGCCTGTGATGCCGCTTGCGAGCGCCGTATCGAGCTCGTCTTTAGTCGTTATGATCGACGCATCGAGCGCAACCGTATTTTTAACGTCCGTGTCAGCTGTCCGAAAAGAAATGACTGGGCCGCCATAGTTAATATTGATTAGATGCACACCAACCGCGCCACTGGTTAAACGTTCCTTGATCTTTGTCTTAACGAGTGCGGTCAATGCATCCGGCGCGATATTCTGCTCATATTCAGAGGTCAGAATGATTAGTGATACCTCTTGCATCGGTATTTGTGTGTTGTTGAATAGCTCGCTTACTTGCGCCGAGACCGTCACATTCGTGATAACGCTCGGATCATTTGCATCAAGGTTAATATGAGCTTGTGGATTACTGATAATCATGCCTTCGCCACTTCCTTTTGTAGTTTCGCAATTTCGATTAGAGAATTGTCCCGAGCTGCTTTTAACAGCTCTACTTCAGTTTTCATTAATGCAAACTGATCGGCATAACCTTTCTTCATTCTTTTTATGATCGGAAGCAAGAGTACCCACAGTTTCGAGTAGTCGATACCCTCGATTTCACGATCACCTAGCTTATTCGGTTGACTGTACTCACAGAATTGAGCGAGGCCAGCGGCCTCAACTTCTTCGGCGATTAGCCCCGTATTTCGATGAACACGTCGATCATCTGCACCTGTTTCACCCGTCTCGTAGTAATTAGCAAGCTCCTCGGTTTCGGTCTTGTCATACCACGTTGCGGGTTCAAGATCGAGTAGCTTCTCGGCGGCTTCGTCTGTTACATCGTGCTTGATACCGAGCTTATATTTCGTCGCTGAGGTCGATCGGCCGAGAGTATATGAACTCGTAATATACATGTTCGCGCCGGAACCATAAGTACGGTTATAGATATGGCTTGAGTAAATGCGCGGCGATCCGTCATTTCCAAACCATAGTGACGACCCGCCGGAAACGATAAACTCGTGGCCGTCAGTCGTGAAAATCGAGTTATCAACTTGTTTGATGTTCCCATTCATGACCGAAGCGTTTCCATATACCCATCCATGCTCTGCCCGAACATCCCGATAAGCAATAGCATCACCATCACGGGCATTAACAACGAAAGCAGGCATCCATTGTGGGACATTCATTCCACCAATCGAGGGGCAAACAGAAAATCCAAACCAAGTGTCTATGCTGATGTTACTTTTTGCCCCTAAATTTGCGCTGTCCGACCCATCCGATGCGATTGCGACATAGCCGCCTGGGTTGATATTAAATTTAAAATAGTGATCTGCCCGAATTATTCCCTGCGCCGCAATGTCGCCCGAAGAGACGATATACTTTCCGTTAATGTTTCCAGCTGAATCCATTGAAGCAAGTGGTGTTTGAATCATATTTGACGAATAGACACCAGACGTATTTATGAATGAATATCCGTTCCCACTGTCGCGCACTTCGACGGAACCAGCTGTCATTTCCGTTTGGCTTGTGTTGCCGCTAGAATCCGCCTGGTATGCTTTGAAAATGTCTGAAGTCATATAGGTAACATGATTATTTGGATCACCAACTGCCGTGCATGAAATTGGCGAACCCGACGACGACGGAGCGATCTTAATCTGCGCCGTGTAGGCTCCATCACTTGACTTTCCAGCGACCGTAATTGTCCCGGTAATGTTCGCATTTGTCGTTGTGAGTGTGCCGTCCGAAGCGATCTGCGTATTTGGCAGGTTGAGTGAGCCCTTTGAGATTGCAAGACCGCTAGAGTTAAGGACGACTCCGCCAGATGCCGCTGATATGGCGCCGGTCACAGCGAGCGTACCGGCAAGAGTTAGGTTATTTCCTGTAAAATTGACTCCGCTGATATTGCCCGCCGTGATGTTCCCCTGCATGTTGAGATTGCCGGAAGTATCAACTTGGAACTTCGTTGTTGAGCCAGCAGTTATTTTAAAGCCGTTCGATGAATCTACGTTAACCGTTGTCGATCCGGCTGTCGCAACCAGTCCGTTAGAATTTAATGTAACCCCCTTATAAGTAGAGGTTGTCTGTACAGCATTATTAATAGACGTCTGCACGCCCGAAGCAAGCGAAGTGAGAACAATTTGCTGCAGCGTCCAGTCCGATGCCGTATAAGATCCGAAAGCGCGTGCCGTCGTACAGTAGTAAGTCGCGCCCTGCTGCGTCCACGTATCGCCCACGTCATAAGGCGCATATGGCGTCGATGTGAAATTTCGCTTCTTCGATGCATCATAGAGTTGCGCCCATTGATAATCGGCATAGTTCGTCGATTCTACAGCGGTTGTCTTGTTATATGCGAGACCAATATACTGCTTTCCGGTTGGTGAATCGCTCATTCCGCTTGTTGGTGTATCGGCATATTTTATCCAAGTATAAGTTGCCTGTCCCTGTGGGCCAGTTGGCCCTTGAACACCTTGCGAACCTGTCGCACCGGTTGGCCCCTGTGGGCCTTGAATGAGCGCCCAAGTATAATCCGTAGCTGTTGTCGACTCGGTTGCAGTCGTTTTGTTATAGGCGAGCCCGATATAGGTCTTTCCAGTCGGATCGTCACTTAGATCGGTCCCCGATGAACTTGTCGCATATTTAATCCAGGTATAGGTAGGCTGACCGTTTGCTCCAGCTGGACCCTGTACACCTTGCGGACCTTGCAACCCCTGAATCGTCTGCCATACACCATCAATCAGCTGCTTGACAGCCACGGATCCATTTGATGCGCTAGTATCATTCCAAACATCACCATCTTCAGCATTGGTCGGTTCACTCGTCCCGTAAAATACCTGGTTCTTGCTCTCCGCCGTCTCTTGCGCCGTTGCTGCCGCATCTGCTGCATCCGTCGCTGTCGCATCAAAAACGGGGATCCATGCGCCATCTGAGTATTTATAAGGATCATAAGTAATCGTACCGTCCGAAGCGGTAGTTTCCTTGTACCACGTCGATCCCTCGACAATTGTTCCAGTCGGCTCAGTCTCCGAATAATAAGATTGTGGGATCGTCGAAACTACATCAGCTACCTCTTTGACGGCCTGATCTGTTCGGGATACCCATTCTGCGCCATCATACTGCATGAGCGTACTCGTGCCATCTTGGTTATCGCGATACCACAGATCACCTTCTATAGCGTTTGCCGGCTCAGCACTGCTCAAACTAAATACTGTATTTTTCGAATAGACAATCGTCTCAATCTGCTGAACCGGAATGACTTCCTTCCAACCCGTTGCCGTGTAGGTAAAGGTCGCGATCACGGGCGTCGTGTCTCCGTCTCCGCTTGTCTGCTCCCACGTATCGCCGATGTCAGCGCTTGCCGGGGCATCCGGAGAAAGATATTTTGTCGGCTTACCGTCTGCTGACGCCTGAGCAGCACTTGCACGTTTGGCCGCGTCCACCGCAATCGCATTCGTCTGGTCAGCCTGCTTCTGCAGAGATTCAATATCGGACGGGGTGACGACTTTAATCTCGACAAACTCACCAATAACAACCTGGTTATTTTGAGGATTCGCTTCGGACTCCTGCAATTGAATAGCCCGAGCTGATAAAGCAAGCTCTGGTTGCATGTCAAAGTCAATGACATCGACCCCATCACCCAGATTCGGCTTCCAGTCCAATGCGGCAACACTGACCGTGTAGTTATACTTTGAGTGATTATAAAGTGCCAGCTGTGATTGTCCCCACGTGAGCAGGCCATAGGCGTTCAAGATGCTTTCATTACTCGTATAGCCCTCAAGGTATTTTCCGCCGCCATTATATAGGTCGTTCGCTTCGTCATCGACGATAAAATCTTGTCCATTGTTCGCGGAAGCAATAGAAATCGGTGAGTCCGCTCCGCTTGGCGTACCTCCGTAGACGTAAAGTTTGGTGAACAGCTGATCGTCAACCATCTGCCGCGTAATGTCGAGCATATTCCGACGATATTCAATGCGCCTGCCGGTATCTTCACCGAGGCGATCGGTAATGTCGATATATTTAGCAATGACCTGGCCATTGCTGACCACGACATAGGCCCGGATTTCCGAGGAAAAATCTTGATTGAGTTGCTGCAGAGCCGTCTGCGCGGAATCCCCACGATTAAACGTTTCCCCCGTTTTACTTCCGCCGGTGTAGGTGTTCGTATGGATAATCCAATCTGACTTTTCTAGACAGTGTTCATAAGCCTGCTGACTCGTACAATTGGACAATGCTGCCGGTTCGACCTGCGTATGAGCCAAATCCCAGATGCACAGGTTAAGTGCCTGAACCTGCTTCACATGCACAGATCCAGCCAAAGCATCCGTCACATCGTTAATGCGGAAGCAATACCACAGCCCATCATTGCCTTGCTTAAGCAGATGATAGCCTTCCATCATCATTTCTGTCTGCGGATAGCCATAGGGAACACTAATTTGCAGGGTGTCATTCCATAACTTGCCGCTGTCATCCGCAATTTGAACGGTACGCAGATCGTCGTAAAAAGGGCATCCATTGCCTTCCAGAGACAGGATGCCGCACACTTTTAAATAGTTATCCAAGATAATATAAGCCATTTTTTCTCACCCCCTGACTGGCCTAAAATCAAGGAACCAATCCGCTTGATCAAGATTAGGCTCAAAGGCTAGCGTTGTCGGCACGCCTCCGGTTATTTTCGGGAACGTACTTCCAATGTATAAGTATTTCATGAAGATGGCACCATTTTTATAGACCGTATGGTCTTGTCCGTTAATTTTAATTTCTTCGCCTGCATGAGCGACAACCACCGGCACATTATTGATGACCTGCGGTTTATTCCCACCATCGATGATGTCCCAAACGGAGACGTCACAGAGCCCCATGCCATTATTCGTATAATGGACAACCGGGTTCGCGGTATCCTCAGTAATATCATATTTAGCGGTATAAAACGCGATGCCTGCTAAAGCGCCTGTAAATTGATTGCCGGTGTCGGTAAAGTCCGCGGTGATCGGCTGAGACCATACCGGATTGGTATTGTCGTCAAACTTCATAATTTCCACATGGTACTGATTACCAATTTTCTGAATTTCGATGTACCCATAGAAGTTCGTGAAGGTGTCTGTTGAAAGATCCTCGGTTCGGTTAACCGTCTTCCAAACTTGCTCCGTTTTCTTCTTGCCTTTTACCTTAACTGTAACCGTTTCTTTCCCGACCTTAATTGTCTTCGTATCGACCTGGCCTTGATTAATCTGCCCCTGTCCATAATAAATATCGCGGTAGTTGTTCGTGTCACCAATCTGCGCCTGGGCATAGACTTCTTCAGAATTACCGTTATCTTTTAGCATTACCTTACCGATACGTTTGCCGTTTGAATCGAGCAGATAGAGTTCAAGTTTACCCATCGCCCGTGCATAATACTGGTTATTATAAAGACGAACGCGAATCCGGTAATCCGGACAGGTAGCTGATAACCACTGCTGACGGCATGGACCATGCCAGGCATTCGCATGAGCCGCACCAAAGTCCGCATAACCGTCTGAAGTCTGGCCAACCTTTAAAGAGTTAGCTGTGGAAGTCATGGAACCTTCAATGACACCATTTTCAATATTAAAGGTCGGGCTTGTGACTGCTGCCCACGGGGCCAGTGTCTGACAAGTATCTCGGAAAACCAGTGGCTCCTTATCAACCGCAACTGTCTGCGTATCCGGATCGACATCCGAGCCGATATAGGCATAGTTCCCATCTTGATCGGTAACTGCAATCTTTGTCACGTCCTGATGCGGAATGCAAGTCAATATAGGTAAAATGGCATCTGTGCCTTCCGTCGTAATCGTTGCCGGATTAGCCGATGCCTGTAAACTCACCGGGTCACCGTAGGCTTTCGGATCACTACAAACAAAAGACAAAGTCAGCGTTGCATTAGCATCCATCGACTGAACACGCTGCGGCACACTAATTGCAATAAAATGGCCATAGTACGTATAATCCGGTTCATTCCCGAAAACCATTGGATACTCGCCTGATCCCGTCTGCAAGAACAAATTAGACAAGTCATGAAGCATGGCCGCACGATCTTCTTCAGAATCTGCGAGAATAGTTACATCAATGTCAATCTGCTTCGACCCGTAGGAGTTTCCCTGAAAGATATTGCCAACCATCCCGGGGACGGTTTGCGTATTTTCGGTCACGCTTGGGCCAACAGGATCATGAATCTCGTTAACAATCAAATTCAAATCTTTATAGGAATCTAATCCACAAAAATTAAATCCGATCATCAATTAACCACCCCCATGGCCAAATTTCGGATGCGAGTGTTTTGGTCAGATACTTGCTTATTCGCGTTATAGACCTGTTGATTCGTAATGCCGAACTGCGTTTGGCTAAACAGCTGCATGAACTGAGAAATTAACTGATTCGTCTGCTGCATTGCCTGAATCAGTTGACTATTATCGGGCGTCGTTTGTTGCTGGGTCTGCTGAGTTCCACTGTTGCCATTGCCTTTAAAATAATCCAACGCCTGATACATGAGCTGCAGCGCACGATTCTGATTGGTCAGAGGGATGACCATTTCGGCTTTGTTGCCCTCCGCAATATGAGCCATTTGCTCCGTTGTGACAATGCCGCCATTTGCGTAGCCGTGTCCCTGACCGAGGAAAGACAGCCCGGCACCATAACGATTTTTCGCATAATGCAATCCGGCAAGGAGACTGTCAAGTCCTGCCCAAATGTTGTCATAGCCAGGAAAATGATTGGCCGCGAATGTGCCAGGCTTAACTTGCATAAGCCCCATTGCACGGCCATCTGACAGCCCGTCATCGCCGCCTAACGCCTTCGGGTTGCCACCAGACTCAGTCTTAATCTGCCGTAAAACCCTGTCAATCATAGATTTACTCGTAGACAAATCGTTCATTGCAAGCGCCCGCTTAACGTATGGACGCCATCGTTCAACACCACTGCCTGATGGATTACCGGCTAGTGTCAATTTATTTTTGAGCCAGCCGAGCGCGTCTGAAGCAACAGTTTTAACTGTACCCTGCGCCATATCTAAAATAGTGCCTTTTAATCCGGTCAGGTCGGTAAACTTATCGACAGCTGTATCAAGTAACTGTTTCGGATGCATGACAGCGTTCCAGAATCCTTCCGCACCATCCGCGATCTTTGAAAAACCACCTTTGACAAAATCGACGGCAGACCCCAGCCAAGTACCCAGCCCAAACTTCGGAATAGATTTCAATAAGGACTCTGTCTTATCGCCCCCGAGAATTTTAACTGGCTGTTTAAAATTGTATAGGGTCGCCTTATTCGGAGACAATTCCATTCGCCCATCTGGATATTTAATCAATTCATGCTTCTTTTTTTCGCCGACAACGGACAACCCGTATGCATTACCACCAGTAGCAAATTGCGGAACCTTCCACGGTTTTATGGTTGGCGCGCTGACCTTTTTCAGGATCCAATCGATGCCGCCGATTACCCCATTGACACCTTTACCAATGCCCGAAAGCATCCCATTGCCCAAATGGACAAAAGCCGATTCTACAGCATGCCAACCATTGCGAATTCCGTCTGCTATTCGGCCAGGCAACTTTTTAAAGTAACTGACGATACTCCCACCGATTGATTTAACTTTATCGAACATATCTCCGAGCCGCCCACCGGTCAGCTTATTCAGCGTATTATACCCGGTTTTAAAATAGCTTCCAACGGTAGAAAGCGCGTCTTTAGAAAACTTTTTCATATCGCCGCCGAGTTTCGACCATTTTCCGGTCATCAGATCGCGCCAGGTCTGCGTGTAATCTTGCACCGTGTTATAGCCAGATTTGTAAGTTTTCTTAATCCCCGTAAACATGGTCTTAACCGCGCCATTGGTATGTTTATTCAGCCAAGAATGCTTATCGGATACTTGATCAGCCATTTTATTAGTCGCACTCACTGCCCATTTATGAGCATCGTTAAATTTATCCTTAACTCCGTTCGCCATCTTGCCAAAGAATCCAACAGTACCGCTCCAAGC